TCTTTAGTCGCCATTTAGTTTCCCATCAATAGTTTGAGTTTTAGTTTCTTTAGAGCAAGCTTGTCTAAGTCGCCCTCGGCCATCGCTTCTTCCTTTACGGTGTAGGAGTTGATGGCTTGGTTTAGCAGGCGGCCTTCGTCTTCTGAAAGCTCCTTGCCTTCCTCTAGCTTGACGATTGCGTCAGCTAGAGCGTCTGCGTCAACATTGGCTCTTTCGGCCACTTTGTCTAGGCCGCGCACTGAAGTTGTGCCAGCGGTTGAACTGTACGCTGGAAATGCCACAATGCTTACTTCGTGCAAACGGACCGAACGAAGCGTGCGCTCCGAACCATCGGCAGACCAGTCATCTCCGCCAGCTGGAACACTGAATCCAAAGCTCATGGAATCTACATCGCCGCGGCGTAGGAGTTCTGAGGCATCGCGTCCAGCGGTTGTGTTTGGAAGCTGAGCAATGACCTTTAGTCCACGGCTGTCTTCTGTAAGTCTTAGAGTGCCTGCACGGGTTGAACCCAGAACAGTTCCGGTGTCGTGGTTCCACAACAGCTTGATATCGTTGCGTGCCTCAATTGAGCGCTTGAATGCACCAGGTGCGATTCGCTCGATAAATGGCAGTGGCTCCGATGGGCTGTTGAATACAGCAGCATAACCTTCAAAGGTCATGTAGTCGCCGTCTTCGCGTACTTCAAACTCAATTGGAGTTACGCGTGTTTCTATCTTCGACAATGCTTTGCCTTTCGCTCGGCCTTCGTTTTCTTCTTCAATTCTAGCAACGACACCTTCTGCATAAGCGAGTGTGCGTTGTGCTGCACGCTTTGATGGACCCGAACCCCAGAGCAAGTGTGCAACTACGCCAGGACTAGGATAATCGTCTGAATTAGGATTTGCGGCGGGACTGTCCAGATCAGGAAGGTGACGAGCAATCCAAGCCCGAATCCTAACCCACTTGTCAGCAGTGACATTGCCCGCTGCCATGGCTCGCGCTTCGCGAATAGTTCTGTCAACCAGTCCATCTCCACCGAATCCTTGCTCGTAGTATTCAAGGCCCCTGCGGGCAGCTGCTCTCATGTAAGAGGGCGGCTCTAGGTTTACTTGTCTGTATTCGACTTCGCTGTCTCTTTCGTCTTCTTCGTCTTCCTGCTCAGGGGCCTTTTCCAAAGGTGCTATCTGAGTAAGCGTTGAAAACTTGTGACCGACATAGACATCAGTCTCACGCCAGCCGCCTTCTACTTCTTGATAAATCTGAATAAGGGCCAGTGACTGTGACCGAACTATCTGGGACATTGATGCGACCATCTTCGACTATTTCTTTGATTTCGCCTCTTGCTCGTCCACCGGAGCTGTTCCAAGAAACAAAGTCACCGACCTTGAGCGTGCCAGGCATTGCGCGCTCGCCACCTGGCTCCATGTCTTCTGCAATTGAAAGTGCGACCATCTGATCAATCGCCTCCTCTTTTGTTTGGTGACAACCCATTACTTCACCGTCTGATTTTTCAACTGCCCATCCTGAGCAATCTGGGTTTTTGTCTGAGATAAAGTACGGCATTATAGAATCTGTCTCATCCAGCTAATAACATGACCTGTCTTATCGCTTACGGCATAGATTTGTTCTAGCGGCGCTAGGTCAAATTGATAGCTCTCCTCTTTTAGAAGCAGCAATCCGCTATTGATAGTTACCGCACTGCCGCCTAAATAAATATTTGTTGCATTGTCGTTATTGTGAATAGTTATGCGACTTGGGTTCGTGTGCCGACCGTCAATAGGAGTAGCTACGGTTCCTATGCTTGTCCATCCATTGCTAATCATTACTGTCCTTCAGGTTGTAGCTGAACCGAAACAGCTCCTGTGTGCTGGAAGTTTGGAAGACCGAGCTTTGCTGCTGCATCAACTGGGTCGTAGCCTGACTGAACTAAGCGCTGTAGCATTTCGACCTTTGCGCTCATCGCAGATAGGTCAGCGGCATCCACATTGACATTGGCCAATGGAACACGAACCGTCTCTGCCGATGGGTCATCAATCGGCTCTAGGTCTTCAAAGCGACGAATGTCGTTGATCTTGTAGTAACCGGATTGCAGACCGCGTGCGTAAGCTTCGGTGCGAGCGTTGACATCTGCGCGTAGAAGTCCGTCTAGTGTGAACTTGACAAATGCTGCTTCCTTGCCAGTCTCCTGAGCTAGAAGCTCTGTCATAGCGCCTTCAATCTTCTGAGCGATTGGGCGAAGCGTGTGAGTTACGAAAGCAATGTTGTTTTGTTCAACTGATGCGTAAGTGTTTGTGCCAGGTAGTCCGAGTAGGTGCGGTGGAATGTTGAATGCGCGAGCAACATCTTCTACGGCCATTCTGCGGCTGTCTAGGAACTGAGCTTGGTCATTTGGAACATTGGTTGGCTTGTACTGAGCGCCACCAGTGATGATTGCTGTCTTGTGCGCTCTTGCCCATCCGCGGTGGCGTGAGTCGAATGCTTCTTGCATTGACTTAGCTTGTTCTGCAGTTAGGTTGCCTGGAACTTCTAGAACACCTGATGTCTGAGTTCCCGAACCGAAGAATCGTGCTGCGTACTTTTCTAGAGCTGATGCTAGACCGAAGTTTTCTTTTAGAGCTTCTACGCGTGAGATACCACGAATCGAACCTGGCTTTACAACATCTGGAATGAAAACAATGTCATCCTGAGTTAGCGTGCGCTCGGTGCCAGTTACATTGAAAATCAAACGGCCTTGTCCGTTGCGCTTGATTTCTACATCCAACGGATTCAGAACTTTCATGTCAACAATCTCGCCGCGTCTGTTACGGAATACGCGAATGAAGACATTGCCTTCTAGCAACAGCGAAACAATTGCAGAACCATAGAAAGCTTCTTTGGTTGTGTCAACATCTGGCTTTGTCACCCAGGCTGGTCTTGGACGCAGTGCGTAGCGTGCGCCTTGCGATCTGATGTATGCGTCAACAGGCAAAGTAGAAATTGTGTCTGAAATTAGTGAGACAGCTGAGAAAACTGCATTGAGTTGTAATGCAGTATCTGAATTTACAACCGTGCCAGATTGTGACTGAACATCTACAAAGTCACCAGACCCCCAAACAGTCTGAAATGAAATCGCGCGCTTCTCGAATAAGTTATTTAGCATTAGCTACGCTCCAGGGCAATACCGAAAGTAAGAGTGGCCACTCCAGCTAGGATTATCCCTAGCGGCAGGTAAACAAAAGCTGCGCCAACCGAAATAAGCGCTGCTCCTAGGATTTGCAAGATTGTTGCTGTCATGTCCGCCTAAATAAATACTTGTGGCACTATTTCTTCCATTCTACCCACGGTAGCCCGTTCATACGCTATAACAGCGGCCACTGCTGCGTCAATGCGTCTGTTGCTGTTTCGATTCTCTTTGACGATACGCGGACCGATGTTGTCAATCTTCAGTACGCAGTTGTCAAGGTGTCGCGCTAACAGCGGGTCGGATGAGTGAGTGAGCTTCTTCTCCATAACTCCGTCGAAGAATCGCGCTGTGGCTTTCACCATACGCGAAGGCGATGTGGATGGAAACTCCACTATCGGTAGGCCTCTTTCTTCCTGCAGGAAGGCCATTGTGCGCTGCCAGCGGTAAGGGTCACAAGCAATCTCTCGGACCTTCGGGTGTTGCTGGCAGAAACTGACTATTTCGTTTTCTACATCTGTAATGTTGACTCGCCAAGAGGCATCGTCGTCTGGACCCTTCTCCCAGGCCTTGATGAGAAACAGGTGTGGCAGCTCATCCTCTTTTGGAATCGTGCAGCCAACCAAGACTGTAGTGTCACCTGAGAACGAACCGTCAAAGCCGATGATTAGTTCGTCATCTGGGGTAACTTCGCGCTCTGCACCGAGTTCATCCCATGAGCCAGTCGGCAGCCAGGTCAAATTGCTAGAAACCCACTGGTTGCAGCGTTTAGTACGGAATTCAGCTTCTGGTGTGCGAAGAACGGCAGATTCAAAGTCTGAGCGTGCGCAGATGTCATCGAAGCCTGGGTTTGCGTCAATCCAGGTCTGGGGTATTTTGTGATCTGCCTCAGCGTTGGCTTCCCACCATGCCATGAAGAATGTCGGGTCTTCTATCTCCCCGCGGGTCACTCGCTGGCCGTACTGGTACAACGAGTAGGCGATTGAGTCTTGGCCTGTGGTATCTGACTTCTGACCGGCAGTTGTGATACAGAACATCGTCGCTTTGTTGCCACGCGCACCCTGAGCCAGTTGCATTACATCGAACAGCTCTCGGTCCGGCTGAGCGTGAAGCTCGTCGAAGATAACCATGGTCGGAGACAAACCTTCTTTTGTAAATGCCTCTGCTGACAAAACACGATAGACCGAGTTAGTTGACGGAATCTCTATGGCGTCTCGGTAGATCTTGGCAAGCTCGGCCAGTTCGGGTTCGTTCTCCAGCATCTTCTTCGCTTCACCGAACACGATGCGCGCCTGGTC